GTTCGGGGGGTTAGCCACGGAAGGTCCGATTCCGAAAGGCGGCCATTGTACGGCAGTAGCTCAATTGGAAGAGCAGCGGTCTCCAAAACCGCCGGTTGATAGTTCGATTCTATTCTGCCGCGCCAAATATGCGGTCTAAAAAGTGCATGGATACGCCAAAATTTCGTTAAAAACGCTTTACAAAATACACAAAAAGTAGTATAATAGTAGCGTAGAGAGGAACCGCAAAAGGTTCATCCAGAAAGGAAGCGAGGACATGGATGAAATGACCACCCCGGAACTGAATCAGTATCTGGAAAATCTTGCAAAGCTCATCGAGGCCACTGCAAAGACCCCTGAAGAAGCCGCACAGATCATCCGCGATAGCAAAATCAAGGTGTAAAAAAATCAGGCTCCCCTGAAAGCCTGCCAGCAGCGGGGAGCCTGAAAAGCGAAAAGCCGCCCGGAAACTCTACTCCGGACGGCTTTATTGTATCATATTAGCGCAAAATTATCAATGACCCTGCCCACACGGCGGGGTTTTATTTTTGCCAAAATACTAAATATATGGGAGGTCTGACCGTGGACATCGTAAGCCTGAAACTTTCCGAGCTGCATCCCTATGAGAACAACCCCCGGCAGAATGACGATGCTGTGGATGCTGTTGCCGCCTCCATCAAGGAGTTTGGCTTCAAGGTTCCCATCGTTGTGGATAAGAACAACGTCATTGTGGCAGGGCATACCCGCTACAAGGCTGCCCAGAAGCTGAAGCTCAAAACCGTGCCCTGTATCGTGGCTGATGACCTGAGCGAAGAACAGGTCAATGCCTTCCGGCTGGCTGATAACAAGACCGGCGAGCTGGCCCTGTGGGATGAGGAGAAGCTGGCAAAAGAGCTGGAGAGCATTGCCAACATCGACATGGAGCAGTTCGGCTTTGCTCTGGAAGCCGTAGACCTGAGCGAGGGCGTGGTCGATAACCCCTACACCACCGAAACCACCATTCCGCAGTATGAGCCGACTGGAGAGTGCCCGGATCTCTCTGCCCTGTATGATACCTCCAAGACGGATGACCTCATTGCAGAGATTGAGGCATCGAAGCTGCGGCCTGACGAGAAAGGCTTCCTGCTGAGAGCCGCAGGCCGGCATACGGTTTTCAATTATCGGAAGATTGCTGAGTATTACGCCCACGCCTCCCCTGAGATGCAGGAGCTGATGGAAAAGTCGGCCCTTGTCATCATTGACGAGGAGGATGCCATTCGCAACGGCTTTGTGGCCCTCTCCAGCAAGGTTTCTGAGCTGATGGAGGAATGAGCCATGCTGCGTGACGATTTTGCTGTATTCATCCTGACACATGGGAGAGCCGAGAACGTAGTGACCGCGGACACCCTGAAGCGTCAGAAGTTTTCCGGAAAGGTCTATTTTATCATCGACAACGAAGATGACGAAGCCGACCTGTACCGTGAAAAGTATGGAGCTGAGAACGTCATCATGTTCGATAAGGCTGCTGCTGTTGCCCGTGCTGATACGATGGACAATCTGAGCGAACACCGCGCTATCCTGTATGCCCGCAACGAAAGCTTCCGCATAGCCAAGGAACTGGGCCTCAAATACTTCCTGATGCTGGATGATGACTACAAAGACATTCTGATTCGCTGGCCGGAAGGAACCAAGCTCAAAGGCAAGTCTATGGTTGGGCCGCAACTGGATGGTCTGTTCGAGGCGATGCTTACCTTCCTCGATGCTTCAGGTGCTGCTATGGTGGCCCTTGCGCAGGGCGGCGATATGATAGGCGGCGTAAATGGCGGAGGCTACAAGATGGGCCTGAAGCGGAAGTGCATGAACAGTATGTTTTGCAGGACCGATACGCCCGTAGAGTTCCGCGGAACCATGAACGAGGATGTTACCACCTACACTACCCTTGGAAGCCGTGGCGTACTCTTTTTCACGTTTATGCGCTGTCAGGTCACCCAGATTCAGACGCAGAGCCTGTCCGGCGGTATGACTGAGGCGTACAAAGAGAGCGGCACCTATACGAAGTCTTTCTATTCTGTCATGTCCATGCCCTCCTGTATCGAGATTGGGAAAATGGGAGGAAAGCACCAGCGCACCCACCATCAGATCAACTGGGATTGCTGTGTGCCGAAAATTCTGAACGAGAAATACCGAAAGGAGAGGAACGATGCAGAACATCGCAGGGAATAAGATGCTCGCCCACGTTGGCCGCATCGTGGGAGAACATAAGCCTATCACGGCAGACATCTTCCTGAATAATTTTTGCAACAACCGCTGCCCCTACTGTACATACGGACGGTGGGAACTTGACCCCGGCGCAAGAGCCATGAGCTTTGAGGACTTCCGCAAGTATGCCACCCGCCTGCAGGAAATGGGCGTGGAAGGCTTCATCTTGACGGGAGGTGGAGAGCCTACCCTTGCACCTGATTTTGACCGCATTACTGACTGGATGGACAAGAGGGGCCTGCATTATGGCATCAACACGAATTTTAACGTGCTGAAGATGCCCAAGCCTGATTACCTGAAAGTGAGCCTTGACGGTTGGGATGAGGATAGCTACGAACAGCGGCGCGGCGTGAGAAAGTACGCTGATGTTGTGAAGAACATTCAGAACTACGCTGCATGGAAACGCCAGTACAGCCCTAGAACGTCTTTGGGCATCCAGTGTGTTGTTACCTCTCCCGATGACGTTTTACGCTTCTACGATGCCAATTATGCGCTCTCTGTGGATTATATCTCGTTCCGGCCTATCGAAAGCACCGGCGGGCAGGCATACGTTATGGCTATGGCAAGGGAGCAGGCTGCAAAGACGATGGAGGTCGTGAAGGAGCTGGCAGCGAACGATGGCCGTGTTGTTCTCAATTTCAAGTGGGAACTGCTTGACCGGCAGGAAGATACCTGTACTGCATCGTGGGCGCAGATTGCGCTGAATGAGCGCGGCGAGGTTATGTACTGCTGCCACAAGCCGTATCAGATCATCGGCCACGTTCTCGACCCTGATATTTTGGAGAAGAAGAACCGGGCCACCACCGACATGGCCGGGTGTGACATTCCCTGCCGCATGACCGGCCCGAACCTGTATGCCCACGAGATGATGCTGGCACTCGCAGGCCAGAAAGATGTCTGTTTTATCTGACTTCTCCACCCCGAAAACGAGAGGAGGTGGTGAAGTGCCAAGACACGTTTTGACCGATGAGGAACGGAAGGTCGGGCAGTTTCAAACCGGTGAGAAAGCGGTGGAGAGCGGAAGGAAGGCTGGTATCGCCTCTGGAGAGGCCAAACGAGCCAAGAAGAGCATGAAAGAGCTGGCCAAACAGCTCATGGACGCTCCTGTCGGGAAAGACCTTGGAAACACCCTTGAACTGTACGGAGTGTCCAAAGAAGATAAGACGTACAGGGCTGCTATTATGGCAAGGCTGATTCAGAAGGCCCTTCTCGGTGGCGACACAACCGCCGTTCGGATGCTGGGGGAGCTGACTGGAGAGCTTGGCACTGGAGCCGCCGGGGTTGATTCTGGGCCGGACTTCACCGTGGAGTATATGCCCATCTGCATCCCGGACAATGGCCGCGATAAGCGGGAACCTGAAACCATCGCGCCGCAGGCTGGCCCGCAAACCATGTTTATGGCCTCGAAAGCCGATATTGTCATTTACGGAGGAGCCGCAGGCGGCGGCAAGACGTATGCTCTGCTACTGGAGGGCCTGCGGAACAGAGGCGTAAAGGGTTTTGGCGGTGTTATCTTCCGTCACAACTACACGCAGATCACCGCCCAGGGCGGCCTCTGGGATGCCAGCCACAAGATTTACGACCTTGTTCCTGATGCTGTGCCGGGTATGACCCCGAAGCTGCACTGGACGTTTGGAAGCGGTGCCCGTCTGAACTTCGCCCACATCGCAAGCGATGATGACCTGAAGGGCTGGCAGGGCACAGAAATTTGTTACCTCGGCTTTGACGAGCTGACACACTTTTCCCGAAAACAATTTCTCTATATGCTGAGCCGAAACCGCTCCACTTGCGGCATCCGGCCCTATGTTCGAGCCACCTGCAATCCCGATGCGGATAGCTGGGTGGCTGATTTTATATCTTGGTGGATTGACCAAGACACCGGCTATCCTATCCCTGAGCGCAGCGGACAGGTGCGGTATATGTGCGTCTTGAACGACACCATCTACTTTGCTGGGAGCGTTGAGGAGCTGGAGAATGAACACGGCGTGACCCCTGAGCAGTGCAAGAGCGTGACCTTCATCGCCTCCCGCTTGCAGGATAACAAGATTCTGATGGAGAGCGACCCCGGCTACATCGCCAACCTGAACGCTCTGCTGGAAGTGGAGCGCGAAAGACTGCTTAACGGTAACTGGAAAATCAAGGCCGCTGCTGGCCTCTACTTCAAACGCAGCCAAGTCACCCTGCTGGATGAGCTGCCCAAAGATGTTATCGCATGGGCGCGAGGATGGGATTTGGCCGCGACTGCCGAAGATGAGAACGGCGACCCTGCTTATACTGCCAGCGTCCTGCTGGGCAAGCGGCGTAATGGCCGCTATATTGTGGCGAACGTGACCAACCAGCGGCTGTCTGCTGATGATGTCCGTACCCACATCAAACAGACTGCCCAGATGGATAAGGCCAAGCACAAGCGCGTTGTGGAGAGGCTGCCGAAAGACCCCGGACAGGCCGGAAAGGCGCAGGCTCAGAGCTTCGTGAAGATGCTGGCGGGATTCCCTGTCAAAACCATTGCCGAATCTGGTAGCAAGGAAGTCCGAGCCGAACCTTTTGCCGCCCAGTGGCAGCATGGCAATGTCGATGTCCTGCTGGCTGACTGGAACGAGATGTACTTCTCGGAGCTTGAGAGCTTCCCCGAATCCAAGTTCAAAGATATGGTCGATGCAGGCTCCTCCGCTTTTGCTGAGCTGGAGAGCAGCGCGGTGGCTACCGCACCCCCAGCTTCCGGCGGGCTGCAGAAGGCCAGCTACTGGAAAAATAAATAACGAGAAAGGAGGCGAACCGCTATGAGCAAAGGCTCTGAGGAGCTGGGCCGTGTAGGTCAGCGCAGATACGGCGGTATCTTCTACGAAGAGTTCCTGCCTGAGCTGCGGGGCCGCAAAGGTGCTGAGGTATATACCGAGATGGCGAACAACGATGAGACCGTTGGTGCCATCCTTTTTGCCGTTGAGATGCTTGTGCGTCAGGCGAGCTGGAACATTGAACCGGGCGGCAGCTCCGCAAAGGATAAAGAGGCCGCAGAGTTCGTCCAGAGCTGCATGGAAGATATGGACATGACGTGGACTGACACCATCTCCGAAATCCTGTCTTTCCTCACCTACGGCTGGAGCCTGCACGAGATTGTCTATAAACGGCGCATGGGCCGCACAAAGGACAAGCGCACCAACTCCAAGTTTTCTGATGGCCTTATCGGTTGGGCCAAGCTGCCTATCCGCTCCCAAGAAACCCTGTACCAGTGGGAGTATGATGACCAAGACAACCTCACCGGCATGACGCAGATGCCGCCGCCGGATTTTGGCCTGATTACTATTCCCATCGAAAAGTGCCTGCTGTTCCGCACCCGGAGCCGCAAGGACAACCCTGAGGGCCGTTCCATCCTGAGAACCGCATACCACTCTTGGTATTTCAAGCGGCGCATTCAGGAGATAGAGGGCATCGGTATCGAGCGTGACCTTGCTGGCCTGCCTGTTATCACTGCCCCCGAAGGTGTGAATCCTTGGGATGCAGAAGACCCTGATATGGTCAAGCTCCGTACCGGGCTGGAGGCTATGGTCAAGAATGTCCGCCGGGATGAGAGCGAGGGCGTTGTGCTGCCCTTTGGCTACTCGTTCGAGCTGATGAGCACAGGCGGCTCCAGACAATTTGATACCAACGCCATCATCGAGAGATATGACACCAAAATCAGCCAGACCGTGCTTGCTGACTTCATCCAGCTCGGCCATGAGAAGGTTGGCTCTTTCGCCCTGAGTAGCGACAAGACGAACCTGTTTGCGATGGCTATTGGCGCGTATCTGGACATCATCTGCGAGGAGTTCAACTCGCACGGTATTCCGGGCCTGATTGACATCAACGGCGAGAAGTTCTCCGGCATCACGGACTATCCGAAGATGACCCACGGGGACATTCAGGACGTTGACCTCAAAGAGCTGTCTACCTACATCAAAGATATGGTCGGTGTGGGTGTCCTTATCCCCGATGAGGCTCTGGAGGAGTTTGTGCGCCAGACTGGTGGGCTGCCCAAGCGCACCACCGATACTGTGCCTACCGAGGCCCGGATGCTGGAGGGCCGCAGGCTGAATCCTGAGCCTGAGCCGCCCAAGACCGCCGCCGGGCAGAGTAATGCTCTGGAGGACGACGAGGCGGCCATTCAGGCCGCGAAAAAGCGTCTGGGGAGGGCTGTAAATGCTGGTAAGGATTCCACACCCCGGTGAGGTCTGGAAGGCCCGCGCCCGCCGCAGCCGGAAAAAGAGCGCGGTGCTGAAGAAGCTGGAGAAGTACCTCGTTGACGAACAGGGAGAACCCATCGAAAAGCTCTGCCGCCTCTGGGATGACCAAAAGCAGGCCCTCTCCTACAAGGAGATTCGCCAAGCCATCCTGAGGGGAGAGCTGGACGAAGATGTCTTTATGGAGTTCACGCAGGACTATTCCAGATTCGTTGACACCGAGTTTGCCGCTGTCTGGATGAAGGCCCTTTCGGCTGGTGCTATGGCCCAGCCTGCCCTCTTGCAGCTCGACAAGTTCTACTTTGAAACTGAGGCCCCCGGCGCGGCGCAATGGATTGCCAGCCGCGGAGCCTCTTTTGTTACCCGGAGTTCTGAGGTGCAGCAAGAGGCTATCCGTGCTCTGCTGGCCCAGAAGATGACCGAGGGCCATACCGTAGATGAGCTGGCCCGCCTGATTCGCCCGTGTGTGGGTCTGACTGCCCAGCAGTCCGCGGCCACTGTGAGGTATTACGATACCGTGCTGGCCGCCATCAAGGACAACCACCCCCGTATGAAGGCTGAGGCGGCCCGGGTAAAGGCCCTCGAATCTGCCTCCCGGTATGCTGAGAAGGCCCACCGTTACCGTGCCGCGACCATTGCCCAGACTGAGCTTGCCTTTTCCTTCAACCGTGGTGCCGACCTTGGCATCCGGCAGGCGCAGCATGACGGGCTTCTCGGCCCGATGGTCAAGATGTGGTGTACCTCTGGGGATGATGCCGTGTGCGATGTGTGCGCGGCTCTGGACGGTACCATTGTCGGGATGGATGAAACCTTCGAGTACGACACCGGCAGACTCCTGTTTGCCGACCAGAAAAAGCTCCCGCCTGCACATCCGCGCTGTGTGTGTGCTGTTGAGTATGTCGAACAGCCAGCCGACTACTGGCAGAAAGGATTTTGATGATTGCATTTAATGACCTCATCACGGCCATGCCGCCCCCCGATACGCCCCCTGCTGAAGGCGGCGTGAAGAAGCATAGCCTCCATATCGCCAAGAAGGATGACGAGCGTATGCTGGCCTTTGGCTGGGCAAGCGTGGCCATCCGTGTGGATGGCGAGCAGATTCAGGACTGGCAGGAAGATATGATCGACCCGGCAGACCTCGAAAATGCCGCGTATCAGTTCGTGGAGCTGTACCGGGAAGGCGGCGAGATGCACGAGCGCGGAGATGTTGCCGTGCTGGTGGAGAGCTGCGTTTTCACCGAGGAAAAGCAGAAAGCCCTTGGCCTCGAACCCGGCACCCTGCCGGTTGGCTGGTGGATTGGATTCCACGTCACCGACCCGGATGTGTGGGAGAAGGTCAAGAGAGGCGAATATTCCATGTTCTCTATCGAGGGAAAAGCTGAGCGCGTGGAAGCCGAATCTTGATAATTCAGCCGAGGGCGAAAGCTCCCGGCTGCAATTATATTCACCCTGAAAGAAAGGAGGACGAACGTGGCAACAAAACTGAAACATCTCAAAGTCACTAATGTTGACTTTGTGGATGAGGGTGCGAACCCGGATGCGTATATCAAGCTCTTCAAACGCAAAGATGATGCCGCTGGGGAACCCGGTGCCGGAGCTAACAGCTCTGCTGGTGCTGGATTCTTCAAGCGGCTTTCTTCTGGCATTGCGAAGATGTTTGGCGTGGCGCAGGAGCCGGTGAGTGCTGAGCAGGATGTCGAAAAGAACTCTGTCGGCTTCGATGAAGCCTACGGCGAGATGAAAAACCGCCGGGTATGCGATGAGGTCTGGGATGTCTGCTATGCGCTCAACCAGTCGCTTTGCTCTATCCTGAGCGATGGAGAGCTGACCGGGGAAGCTACCCGAACCGCGATGTTGGAGAGCCTTGAAGAGTTCGATGCGGCCGCAAAGAACTTCGTAGAGCAGTGGTCCGCTGGCAAGACCGCCAATGTCGTGCTGAAAAACATTCCCATGGACGCGGAGAGCTTAGCCCTTGCGAAGGCTGCCGTGGCTGCCATCAACGAGCAGATTGAGAAGCACAAGCCCTCTGGGAACGACCCTGTATCTACGGACGATGCGGCCAAAAACAACGGCGATGAGCCGGAAGGAGACGATACCATGAAAATCGACAAGTCCAAGATGACCCCTGCCGAGCTGGCGTTTTTCGAGTCTATCGAGAAGCGTTACGGCTCTGATGAGGGCCAGACCCCGCCCCCGGTAGCTCCTGCTGCCCCTGCTGCACCCGCAGCCCCTGCTCCTGATGTGACCAAGAGCCTGACCACTCCCGCTGCACCGGCGGCTCCTGCTGCCCCCACCTACGCACAGCTCGACCCGAACGTGCAGGCTGAACTGGATGCTCTGCGCAAGTTCCGCGAGGATTCTCTCGACCGTGAGCTGCACGAGGTCGCCAAGAAGTACGCCATCATCGGCAAGAAGGAAGAGGAGCTTTTCCCCATCCTGAAGTCCATGAAGGCCGCTGGCGGCACTGCCTACAACGACTATCTGGCCGTTCTGGATGAGGCCGTAAACATGGCCAACACCTCTGCTGCCTTCTCTGAGGTCGGCAAGCGCGGCAACGGCTCCGCCCCGGATGCTTGGACGCGCGCCGAGGCAAAGGCTGCCGAGATCATGAAGTCCAAGAACATCACCAAGGCGCAGGCCATTGACGAGGTTCTTCTGAACGACCCCGCCCTGCGTGCTGAGTGCGAGAAGGAGGGCTAAAACATGGCAGACGTTACTTTTATCGGCTCCACCATCAACGAGAGCGCAACCGTCACCTTCAAGGCGAAGGCTGAGCTGAAGGGCAATCAGGGCCTTGCTCTGGCTCTGAACGAGGGCAAGCTGGAGCTGCCCACCGCCGGTGCAAACGTGCTGGGCCTCTCCCTGTTCACTAATGACGATGCCAAGGCTGGCGACAGCCTGACCGTTCAGGTGAAGGACATCGGCAAGTGGGTCGCTGGCGAGGCCATCGCAGTCGGCGACGAGCTGGCCACGGATGCTGCTGGCAAGGCTGTCAAGGCCACCGATGGTGCGTTCATCGTCGGCATTGCACTGAGCGCAGCGGCCAAGGCTGGCACGGTTATTTCTGTTCAGCTCACCAAGTCCGGCTATAAGCCGAGCGCATCCTGAGCTGGGAAAGTGAGGTAAAAGACCTATGAGAGACAACATGAACAACGCCGCGGGCATCATGGCCGCCATTGCGAAGGGCTGGAAGCCGAACCGCTACCTGTCCAACATGAGCATGGCCGCCTTTGCTGACCCCAAAGACTACGTTGCCACCAAGATTTTCCCGATGTGCCCTGTGGCCAACACCACCGGCTTCTACTATGAGTTCCTGAAGGGCGACATCTCCCGCGACAACGTGCAGCGCAAGCCTGTCTTTGGCAAGGTTCAGCCCGCAAAGCGCGGCCACACCGATAAGACCTACAAGTGCGAGGTTGACCAGATTCTGGTTGGTGTGGATGAGATCGGCGCACTGGACTACTCCCGCTCTGGTGCCCCTGCCTCCATCGACCCGCGCCGCTCCAGTACCCGCTTCGTCAATGAGCAGATGCTGCTGCACCTCGACCTGATGTTCGCGGATAACTTCTTCAAGACCGGCGTGTGGGACAACCAGTTCACTGGCACTGCCTCCGGCGCCCCCGGCGCAAAGCAGTTCCTGAAGTTCACCGATGCCAACTTTGACCCGGTGCATTTCTTCGATGAGCGCAAGCGTGAGATTCGTCTGGAGGGCCGCCGCACCCCGAACAAGCTGTGCCTCGGCTACGATGCGTATCTGGGCCTGAAGGCTCACCCGGACATTCTGGAGCGCGTGAAGTACGGCGGTTCCACCCCGAACCCCGCCACCGTCAATGAGAATGTGCTGGCGCAGCTGCTGGGCTTCAACGAGGTTCACGTCCTGATGGCTACCCACAACAAGGCAGAAGAGGGCAAGCCTGATGATATGGACTTCATCTGCGAAAGCGATGGTGCCCTGATGTGCTACGTCACCGACCACCCGCAGCTGGATGAGCCTTCCGCTGGCTACACGTTCACTTGGGATATGCTGGGCAATGGCAACTTCATGGCCATCAGCTCTTTCGAGGGCGACCCCGCTACCCATGCTGAGTTTGTCGAGGGCCTGCTGTCCACCGATATGCGCAAGACCTCTGACGACCTCGCCTGCTACCTGTCCGCGTGTGTGTAATGGAGGTGTCGGCATGAGCTATATCTGCCTGAAGGCTCTTTCTCTGGGCGGTATGACCTACCAGCCCGGTGAGGGCATCCCCGATGGTGCCATCCTGCCTTCCCGTGTGCGCTCTCTGACCTCCTGCGGCTATATCGCGGCGCAGGGTGCTGAGCCTGCTGCTGAGGCTGAGGCCCCTGCCGGTGAATCTGCTGGCAGTGTGCTGTATGTTCCCATCAAGGGCGATGATGAGTTGACCGTTCCCATCCCTGCGGATAGTGCGGCCTTTATTTTTGCCCTTCAGCAGTCCACGGCTGATGAGGCTGCTGCCATGCTGCAGGATGTCGAGGACGAGAATGTTCTCATCCTTATCCATGCCACCGACAGCCGCAAAAGCGTCCGTGCAGCGGCCAAGGCCCGCGCGGCTGCCCTGCATCCCTCTGAAGATGCAAACGGCGACTCTGCGGCCTCCCACCCGCCCGACAAGGCATGATGAGCTGACAAGGAGCGCACTGTATGGCACGAAGCTACAATTACGACCCATCTGCCATTGCTGAGTACGGCAAAGACAGAATGAGGTTCGAGCTGGGCGACACCGCGACTGAGGGAGGGCCTGACACCACGGCCCTGACCGATGAGGAAATTGAGGCCGCCATCTCTGCCTACCCGAAGTCGTGGAAAAGGGCCAAGCTGATGTTGCTGGAAAGTCTGGCCCACCGCTTCAGCTATGAGGTGGACACCAAGACCGGGCCACTGACGCTGTATCTTCAGGAGCGGGCAAAGCTCTGGAAAGAGATGTACAAAGACCTCAAAAAGGAGGTCTCGCTGGGTGCCGCGTCCGTTCCGCAGCCTCCTGACTGCTGCAAGAAGCCGCCGTACTTCTACACTGGCATGATGGAGAATGACCGCACCGGGAACGTCTGGAGGCACAGACACCATGATTAACGCACGGTTTATGTACCTGAGGCCAGGAAACCTCCCGAAATCCTTTGTCATTGAGCGCGGCAAGGGCGGTCTGAAAAATGGCCGGCCTACGGTGCAGTATGACGGGGACGGAACGGAGTTCCTGAAAGGCTTCCTGACTACGGCGACTGAGGCTGACCGGGCGCATGGAACTGCTGACCACATCGTTACTCACACCATCGTGCAGAGCGGGGGCCAGCAGGTCGAGCGAAACGACAGGCTTATCCTTGGCGATAGGGTTTTCTTCATCGTGGATGTTGACCCGGCCTGTTCCCTTGGTGTAGCCACCATCTACTATGCCGAGGAAAGGACAGACGTAAAATGACAGCTCCGAAGAAAGCTCCCAGCAGGCTGAAAATCGCCGTTGACGATACTGTGAAGAAGCTCAATCAGGAGGTGGCTGCAAGGGGTGTCCGCGCCACGAACGCCCTCCGTAATGCCGAGCTGGAGGTGCTGAGGGGCAAACGCTCTGGCCGCGTCTACCGCAAGCCGCACAGCAAGGCCCGGTACACGGCCTCTGCCCCCGGTGAGCCGCCTGCCCGCAGAACTGGTATGCTGCGCATGAACTGGAACGGCACTGTCGAAAGTGCCTCTTCTGGCTCTGGCATCCGCGTTTCTGCTGTTCTGGAGAGTCAGGAAAAATACTCCGTCTATCTGGAAAATGGCACCCGGCACATGGCACCCCGTCCATTCCAGCAGGAAATCGTGGACAAGGCTGCCCCTGAGATAAAGAAAATTTACAGCGAGAACTATGAGTGAAACGGAGGAAGCCGATGGAGCTTATCATCAAAGAAACCCGTGCCCGGTTCGATACTGAGGCCGTGAAGATGGGCTATGCCCTCTATGCAAAACACGCCTCTTGGGATAAGGGCCGGACTGGAGTAGTCACGGCAGTGACGGACACCACCATCATAGCCATGTTCCATCCCGGTATCGGGAATGTCATCAACCACTTCGCCATTCCTGTGGCTGAGGTTGAGCGCGGCGAGTGGGATGTCCGCTGGTCTGCTGACCTCTCCGAAGTGTATGAGCTGAAGGCTGTGGAGGTGTCCGAAGAATGACTATCGAAGACCTGATTTACAAGCGGCTGTCTGAGGCCGAAAGCCTCACCAAATACCTTACGCGGTACGCCGGGCAGCCTGCTATCTTTACCCCTGAGGCACCGGGAGACCGGGAAGCCGGATGGGGCCGCGCCACGCAGTACCCGCGGGCTGTGTTCAACTTTGATATGCAGGCCGATGGGGAGCGCAAGAGTGCTGGCACTCTTTCTGTCACCCTGATTTGCCGGAACGATTCTGAGGCGGTGCCTGAGCTTATCGAACCGGCTGTCAAGAAAGCCCTGAAAGATGTCCTGCTCAAGGATGACAACGGCACCCTGTATGCCTTTGCGTGGGCGCGGACTGAGGGCTTCTCGATGGCCGAAGAGAAGAACGAGCTTCTCATTGGCTCTGAAATCCGCTTCGACATCATGGAATACCCCCAGCAGGAAACGACTGACCCTGACCCCATCATGGCGATGTCCCGGTACATCAAAGAGCTGTACCCGGACAGCATCGTGGTGGGAATTGATAAGATGGCGGACGAAACCGAGGCCTCGAAAGAAGCCCCGGTATTTTATTGCCGCTTGACCGAGATCGAGAAGCTGGAGGAAACAAACAACTGCGTCTGGATGAACGGGAAGATTGCAATCTCCCTGCTGTGTCCTGACGGGGCCACCCGCCTGAAGATGGCCGCTGCTGTCTTCAACAGCCTCTCCCTCGATGGCGAGGTCACCATGCTGGATGATTCGCCCATGTTCATGGAGCGGTTGGCTGCAAACCTCAAATCCGACTACCTGAAGGACGGACAGATCTTCGTCACTGGGCGATATGGTCTGCTCCGCTACAAGGCCGTTGGCTACCCGCTTAGACACCCCAACATCAATTACTAGGAGGTATGACCTATGGCAACGAAAAACGCTGCTGACCCTGTGCAGGCCACTGCTGAGGCTGAGTACACTGTCAGCGAGTTCGCAGCGAACTCCATGACCCTGTTCGGCGCACGGAAAGAGTGTGTCGAGGCGGCCATGAAGTCCGCAAATGTCACGAGCTGCCCTCTCTCCAAGGCAAAGGAGATTGTGGCGGCCTTTATGAGCAAGGAGGTCAAGTAATATGGCTGGAAGCTATACCCCCGGCGAGAAGAAGGTTCGCCCCGGTGCGTATTACCACATCGGCAAGACTGGCACTGGCGATACGGCTGGTGCAGTGAGCGGCGTGACTGCCGTTCTGTTCCGCGCAGACTTTGGCCCTCTCGGTGCTGCTGTTGAGCTGTCCTCTGATGAGGACTATACGGGCACCTTCGGTGATGCTCTGACTACCGATGCCATCGCTCAGGCTGTGGCCGGTGGCGCAAAGACCATTGTTGCGGTGCGCGTTGGTTCTGGCGGCACTGCCGCAACCATCGACCTGAAGAGCACCGGCGAAATCCCTGCTGTGGTCGCTACCCTGACCGCGAAATACCCCGGCGCAAAGCCCCTGACCTGCACCGTTCGCAAGACGCTGGCTGATGAGAGCATCAAGGAGTGCATCATCTATTCCGGCACCAAGCAGGTGGAGAAGGTAGAGTTCGAGGCTGGTGCTGGCGAGGCTGTCGCACTGGCTGCGGCTTTTGCAAGCTCCAAGAACTTTATCGCCACCGTCAAGACTGGCCAGCAGGCCAAGGAGCTGGCTGATGTGTCGCAGACCCTGTTCACGGCTGGCACCAACCCCACCGTCAACAACGCTGCGTACTCTGATGCTCTGGAGCTGGTGGAGCCTTTCGAGATCAATACCCTGTGTGTGGACACCGAAGAGAACTCCGTCCATCTGCTGGTTCAGTCCTTCATGTCCCGCATGATGGACGTGGGCAGCCTGATGACCGCCGTTGTTGGTGAGAAGAAGTCTGTTGACCTCGACACCCGCATGGGCCATGCTGCTGCCTTCAATGACGAACGCATGATGTACGTTCTGAACGGCTCTGCCCAGTATGGCGATACCATGCTGGATGGCTACCAGACCGCCGCCCGTCTGGCTGGTCTGATTGGTGCGACTTCCGCAAGCTCCTCCCTGACCCACACCGTTATCAACGGCTTCTCTGGTCTGGGTGAGGCTCTGTCTAACACCCAGATCATCAAGGCAGAACAGAAGGGCTGCATCGTGCTGAGCATGAACAAGTCTGGTCAGGTCTGGATTGACAGCGCAATCAACACCCTCGTTACCCCGCCTGCTGACCGCGATGAGGGCTGGAAGAAGATTCGCCGCACCAAGACCCGCTACGAGCTGATTCGCCGTTGCAACACCACCAACGACAATATGGTGGGTAAGGTTGACAACGATAATGCTGGCCGTGCTGCCATCATCAGTGCCCTGCAGTCCATTGTCGATGAGATGGTGGCCGAGAGCAAGCTGGTGTCCGGCACCGTGGCCCTGAACCCTGCGTACATCCCCAACGGTGACAGCGCATGGTTCCAGATTGATGTCATCGACAAGGATTCTGCCGAGCACATCTACACCGACTTCCTGTTCCGTTTCGCAACCACGGACAGTGAGTGAGAGGAGGAAACCTAAATGCGTAATACTTCTTCCGCAAGCGATTCTCGCCGCACCCGTTCCGGCAAGGATGCTTCCGTCTATAACGAGAACGGCGTTATGGTGGCGTATATCGAAACCTTCAAATCCACCGTGAACTTTGCCAACTCCAAGTACAAGGTTCTGGGTGATATGCAGGAACACGCCACCCCCGGCAGCTACACCGTCACCCTGAGCTTCTCTGCTATCACCATCAAGAGCGAGGAGTTCTTCACCGACATCATGGAGGCTATGGAAGTCGGCGAATCTCCCCGCTGGAACATTCAGGGCGCACTCGGTGGCCGCGATGGTGATGAGGAGCGCGTCATGTACCGTGACGTTCTGCCTGATGGCGACATCGACATCCAGAACTACACTGTGGGCGACACCATCAAGCGGCAGTTTAACTGCTTCGTCAACAAGCCCCCGAAGCTGGCAAGCCTGCTGGGCAATCAGGCTGCATAAGGCTTCCTGAACTCGATACCCGATTTTTAACCCGCATGAGGGGAGGCAAGGAGCTTCCCCTCATGTTTATTTTTATATCATGACAAGGAGACATTTAAGATGGCTGACTTTAAGAAAGGCGTTTCCCTTATGACCCCCGAAGCTGCTGTGCCTGAGGTCGATGACACCGAGTATACCGAGGAGGAGGCCAAGAGCGTTATCAAGGCGAATGAGGACAGCTTCATTCAGGGCCTGATTGATGCTGCTGGCTTCAATGCAAACGAAACCCAGCGGCTGGAAATCGTGCGCGATGGCCGCCTGTTCTTTGCCTTCAATATCCACCCCCTGACCGCCGCTGACTACAATCGCTGCAAGGAGAAGCATACCAAATATGTCCGCAGCAAGCAGCTTGGCATGAAGCTGCCCGAAACCACCGACAGCGTGAAGTACCGCTCTGAGATCATCTATCAGGCCACCACCGAGGATGACCGCAAGAAGCTGTGGGGCAACAAGGCTATCTGGAACGCCCTGCTCGAAAAGGGCCTCCAGATTATGAGCCCGCTGGATGTCATCGAGTACTGCCTGAAGGCTGGCGAGAAAGACCGCATCATTGATGCCATCGACAAGCTGAGCGGCTTTGAATCTGATTTGGAGGAAGTCACAAAAAACTGATTCAGTCCGGCGGGAAGCTGTGCCTGCTGCATCACATCTTCCAACGTACCGGCATAACCCCTGACGAGTTCTATCTGAAACCGCCCGGAGTGCAGGCCTTTATGCTTGCGTCCATGCAGGTAGCTATTGAATCCATGCAGAAGGGAGGGGACGAAGATAGCTGAAACAATCCGAATTGAAATCCCTATTGAAACCATTGACAAAACAGACCCCGGCGTGTCCAACGCCACCAAAAAGTTGGGAAGTCTGGGAAATGCTGCTGACAAAGCTGGCCAGTCCGTTGATAAGAGCCGCGAATACGTCTCGAAATTTGATGAGCAGGCCAACAAAACCCAGCAGAACCTTGCAAAGTGGGCCAAGGAAAAGTACCAGATTTATCTGGAGGCCAAAGAGAACATCTCTCCTGTCCTCGATACCATCGGCGGCGGTATAAAGTCTCTGGCCGGTAAAACATGGAGCTTTACCCTGAAAGCTCTGGACTTCGCCACCACGCCGGTTAGGACGCTGCTGAATCTGTTAAAAAACCCCCTGCTTCAAGCGGGGGCTTTTTTCGGGGTGAGTTTGGGGCTGACAGATACCATCAACACCCAAAAGGACTTTGAGGCGGCCATGTCGCAAGTGCAGGCCACGAGTGGAGCTGATGACAGCGAGCAGGAGCAGCTGACCAAAAAGGCTGAGGAGATGGGCGCGACCACAAAATTCACCGCTTCTGATTCTGCTGAGGCCATGAACTACATGGCCATGGCTGGTTGGAAAACGGAGGATATGCTGGACGGTATCACCGGCATTATGAATCTGGCCGCAGCCGCGAACGAAGACCTCGGCACGACCTCTGACATCGTGACGGATGCTCTGACCGCATTCGGCCTGTCTGCTTCGGACTCTGGCCACTTTGCGGATGTTCTGGCTCAGGCCAGTGCAAATGCAAATACCAACGTCTCGATGCTGGGTGAGTCGTTCAAGTACGTTGCCCCCGTTGCGGGTGCTATGAAGTATTCTGTGGAAGATGTCTCGCTTGCTCTGGGCCTGATGGCAAACGCCAGTGTTAAGGGTTCGCAGGCCGGCACTTCTCTGAAAACCTCCATCGCCAACATGGCTGCCCCCACCGATAAGATGCAGGGTGCTATGGATAAGTACGGCATCTCCCTGACCAAGCGGAATGGCGAGATGAAGTCTTTCAAGGAAGTTCTGGATATGCTGCGAGCAAACCTCGGCGGCCTGTCTGAAACTGAGCAGACCGCAGCGGCAAGCACCATCTTCGGCAAAGAGGCTATGGCCGGTATGCTGGCTATTATCAACGCTTCTACCGAGGATTATGAGAAGCTGACGCGGGCCATCTACAACGCCGATGGCGCTACTGAGAAGATGGCCAACACCCAGCTCGATAACCTGTCCGGCTCCATCACGTTGCTGCAGTCTGCTGTGGATGGCGTGAAAATCAGCTTCGGCAAGCGGTTGAACCCCTACGTCCGTTCTGTGGCTGAGGGCCTGACCGCTGCCATGCCTGACATCGAAGCCGCCCTGAGCGACTTTATGGACTTCGTTGACCGCAAGTACGATGTCATGCAGGCCAAGATGCAGAAACTGACCGCGTCCGATGAGTGGCAGAACGCCGACTTTGGCGGGCGCATGAAGCTGGCGTGGGATGAGATCATCTCTGAGCCTTTCAAAGAGTGGTGGGGTTCCACCGGCAAGTCCATAGTATCTAACATCGCCGGAGATGTGGGCCGCGGCATTGGCTCTGGCATCGGTGCTGGGTTGATGATGCTGCTGGGCATTGATGTGTCCGATTCTGTCAACGAGGGCGAATCTGTGGGCAAGGCTTTTGCCAAGGGCTTCTCTGATGGCTTCGATTTTGATGCCATCAAAGATGGCCTGTTCTCTGGCATCGGCAATCTGTTTTCCAGTGCTGGGAAGCTGCTGCCGGGCGGTAAGAGCGCAGACCTCGGCTCTGTGGTATCTGCTGCCATCATCGCCAAAGCTGCTATGCCTGCTGTGAGTGTCGGCAAAGATGTCTGGACTATCGGCAAGGGCATTTTTGGCGCACAGGCTTCCCTCGGCGGCGCATCTCTGGCCGGAACCATCGCAGGCTCCACCGGCAATGCTATGGTGGCCGGAACTGGCGTTCTCGGCGGCCTTGCAAACGTGGGCTATGCTGTGGGCGGCGGCAGCAAGGCGGGGCTGTACTTTGGCAACTCTGCCGGTGCCCTGTCTGGCGGCATGGCCGCTCTGGAAGGTGCTGGAGCTGTGGCCGGTGCTGTTACCGCTGGCGCAACCCTGATTAGTGCCGGTATTGATGCCTACACCGCCATGAAGTCCAGCGATAAGGAAAAGCAGGCCGCCTATGGGCAGTCTGCTGCATGGAAAGCTGGCGGCGTAGCCACTGGTGCGGCGGCCGGTGCCATGCTCGGCTCTTTTATCCCCGGTGTGGGTACCGTTGTCGGCGGCCTTGTTGGTGCTGGCATTGGCGGCCTGACTGGGTATGTAGAGGGCAAACGCATCAAAAAGGAGTATCAGGAGAGCGCGGAAGCTGAGGCCCTGACCAACGAGAAGCTCCAGAAGGTCTACGAAATCACCGGTTCTTCCACCGATAGTGTGAACTTCAAAACCAAGTCTTTGACAGAGGCTCTGAAGGACACGACCGTGACCACTGAGGAGTTTAATACCATGCTCCAGAGGGCCGTGTCTGATGACCTCATTGAGCATTTTGGCAGCCTGCACCTCTCCCTGACTGAAATCAAAGATGCGGCTTCCTCCATTGCCTTCAACGGCATGGAAAGCCAGTTCGATGATTATGCAAAGTCTGTGGAGAGTGCGGCAAACTCTCTGTCCTCCGTAAAGTCTGCCTTCAGTGACCTGAAGAAAGAAAACTGGAAGCTGAGCCTCGGCGCACCTGTGACGGAAGCCGATGTGAAGGAATACCGCTCCAGCATCGAACAGATGCTGTCCAGCACTGCTTCCTACCTTCAGGACAAACACTACGAGGCGAATCTGGCCTTCAAGCTCATCATGGGCGAGGATGCCAACACGGATGGTCTGGATGCTACCTATTCCGCTATTGATGCCCAGTTGGATGAGCTGAAGGAAAAGCTCAACACCGCCATTGATGCCAACATCAAACTGAACGGCGGCGTTCTGAAGCTGGACAGCGACAGCGAAATTCTGAGCTTGCAGCAGCAGATTCAGGATATTACGAATCAGGTGAGCACGGCGCAGGAAAACGCCAAGTTTGATGCCCTGAAGATCAAATATGGTGGGGCGGCTCTGGATTCTGAATCCTTTGCCAGCCTGCAGGAGGAGCTGAAAAACACCGTCAGCAGCATGACCAGCCAGTACGATGATGCTCTGGAGGTCAATCTGACCAACCTTCGCCTCCAGCTTGACCGCGGAGACATCGACCAAGATGAGTTCAACCGCCAGCTTCAGGCCTTGACTGATGGCTATAATGCCCAAGTCTCCGACCTTCAGGTGCGGGTTGAATCCTTCCAGCTGGATTCCATTGCCGAGGCTTACAGCTCCGCTCTGGACGGTATCTTGCCTGACCTGAAGGGCACGACATCCGAGAAGTTGCAGCAGGCCATGGACGCTGCCCTGAAGGAAAAGCCCAACGTGGCCGACTGGACGAACTCTGATGTCGTTGAGTGGTTCGACCTGAACGGCATGGATGCCGAAACGCAGGCGGCCCTTGTGCAGCTCCTGAAGTCTGTTGCGGACTCTATGCCCGCTTCGTTTGCTGATTCCATCCGAAACAGTGGCCTGAGTAATGCCACCCGGGATGCTGCTCAAAATGAAATTGATGCAGCCTTCAAGGATGACTTCAACACAGAGGCAAAAATCAACATCACTGAGCGAATCAAGTTGAACGGTGGCGTTGCAAGCTCCTACGCCGCATCTTCCGGCGTTGTGACCACTACGCCTTCCGGCTCTGGTTCCGGCAGCCGCCTCCCGTATGCTGCTAGAAACAACAGCATTATGGCTGGAGGCTCTGGGGTGTTCCCGTCCAGCCCGTCCAACATCAGCGGCCACGCAACTGGCGGCATGGTGAATGGCCGCGAGCTGTCTTGGGTCGGTGAGGAAGGCCCGGAGATGATTATTCCTCTCGTTCCCGCAAGACGTGAGCGGGCCGTTGAGCTGTACCAGCAGGCAGGAGAAATCCTCGGCGTGACTGCCCATGCAAATGGTGGTCTGGTTGGCTCCGGTTCCAGCAGCTACACAAGCCCGGTGACCGGTAACTATACGGACAGCTACTATGACGGCCGCACGAGCCGCCACAATGAGTTTTCCTTCGACACGGTAGATTATCTGTCTCAGACCGTAAATGCGGCTCCTGTGTCCTCCAATTCGTTCTCTGAGGATGATTCCGACACGTTCAGCAGCTCCAGCACTCAGAACGTGGCCTCTACCTCCCAGAATGTGACCGTGCGGCCTGAGGTCACCGTCAAAGTTGATGTGAACCCTGAGTTCAATATCACCGGCGGCGAGAAGTCCGAAGATGAGATCATGGCTGTTATCCGGCGGCACATGAAAGAGATGGCAGACGAGATTGGCGGCGAGCTGGCTACCAAGCTCGATGAGGTGTTCTCTAATATGCCGCTGAAGGGGGTGAACGCATGATTTGTCTGATTCCTGCAGGAGATGGCACCCCGTTCTTTTTCACCCCTCTGCCTGAACAGGTGGAGGTGAAGTACGGGGCCAAGTACCAGACCTTCGACACCATTTCCCGCGGTACTGTGAAGGTGCCGCGCGGAACTGATGTCACGGAGGTTTCTTGGAGCGGTGAATTTTTCGGATTCCCGCGCCGGAATGAAACCATCGTAAATAGGCTGTTCTGGACGCTCCCGGCCACGGCCCGCGGCATCATCGAGGAGTATATCGAAAACGAAACGGTTCTGACCCTTATCATCACGGATATTTGGCTGAACATTGACGTTACCATATCTTCCTTCGATGTGACCGGGTACGGCGCGTTTGGAAACCTGAAGTACACCATTTCTTTTGCGCAGAAAAAGCCCCTCGAAATCTACACAACGGATGAGCTGAACACTGATTCGTATGTGAAGAAAACCAACCCGCGCACTGACCTTGCGGCGGCCAGCACCGGCTCCGGCCAGAGCTATACCGTCAGCAGCGGAGACAGCCTCTGGAAAATTGCCCAGAAGCAGTACGGGGATGGCTCCAAGTGGAAGAAAATCTACGATGCCAATAAAGATACTATTGAGGCTGCTGCCAAAAAGCACGGCAAAAAGAGTAGCGACAGCGGCAAGTGGATTTACCCGGGGGCCTCCCTGATTATTCCGTAGGAGGCTGCTCATGGTCGATGTTGCGAAGCTGAAGTACAGTGTTTCTGTTGTCGGTGATGATGGAACGCAGTACAACATCAAGAACTATATCGAGGCTCTGGGCTGGGAGGAAGCCAACAAGGAAATCTCCATGCGGCTGACCTTCAAGGCCCGGAATGATGATACCTCGAAGGGTCAGCTCTCCAGCATCGTGAAGCTGGGGAGCCTTATCGTGGTAACTGCCAGCGATGGCGGTTCCTTCAACGGCGAGGTGGCCCGTGGCTTTGTGGAGAAGTGGAACCCCCAAGACCGCAACTCCGCTTCTGACCTGTCCTGTATCTGCTATGATGAGCTGTACAAGCTGCAAAAGAGTCAGGACAACGTATATCTGCCTGATGGCACCGGCACACAGTCCGCAATCCAAAAGATTCTGGACGGATGGGGCGTTACCCTTGGACAGTACAAGGGGCCAAATGCCACGCATGGAAAGCTGACCTTCAAAAACAAGTACCTCTCGGACATCATGCTGGAGCTGCTGGATGATGCCGTAAAGAAGGGCGGCGAGAAGTGTGTTATCCGGGCCACGAAGGGCAAGGCCGAAATCGTTCCCCTTGGCGGCAATGATGATGTCTACGTTTTCAAACTGGACAACACCATCTCCGTCAGCAACAGCCTCAGCACCGAAGACCTTGTGACGAGGGTTAAGGTGGTCGGGCAGGAGAACAAGAGCGGCCAAAGTAAGGTCGAGGCCACGCTGGATGGCCTCACCCAGTATGGAACCCGGCAGCGTATCTACCGCCGCGGCTCGGATGAAAAGCTGGCTGATGCTAAATCTGCGGCGCAGGCCATTCTCGATGAGGACGGCAAAGTTGTGGAGGAGGTATCTGTCAATACGCCGGACATCCCGTGGCTGCGGAAAGGGTATCTCGTCTGCCTGAAAGCTGGCACATCGCAGGGCAACTACTATGTGCGCGGCGTTGTGCATAATGCGGAAAGCCTGACCATGACACTTGACCTTCTGAAGGCCCCGGATGATGGCAAAGACACCGGCGGCAAGCACTCTGTGGGTGACGTTGTGAATTTTCACGGTGGCACCCATTACGTCAGCAGCTATGCTGGTGCGAAGGGCTACAAAGCTACTGCTGGAAAGGCGAAAATCACCAAAGACCCCTCCTGTGCAAAAAATGGTGGAGCGCACCCGTGGCACCTTATCCACGTTGACAGCTCCAGCAATGTGTACGGGTGGGTGGATGAGGGCACGTTCGATTAGGAGGTGAACACCCGTGGATATGGATTCCAGCCCCGGCACAAACAAGCTGGGGCTGACCATTGCAAAGCGCATTGGAAAGCAGATGGAGGGCGAAAGCTCTCTTGTGCTGGACTTTGGCGAAATCAAGGATGACGAGAGCCTGCTGACGAATACCTTCCCCATACCCATCCCGAAGGGCGAGTACCACGTTTTGCGGAGCCTGACCTACGGGAAGGTTGGTGACATCCTTGCCAAGACGCAGAACATTGGCGGCCCCGGCAGCGGTGAGCATGACCACAAGACCTTTGTGCTGAGCAGCGTTCACGGCCCTGTGAAGGGAACTATCGGCACCCCTGCTTCCGGCCAGCCTGACCCTCCAGACCCGCCGCAGAGCAGTGCGGGAGGTGGTGGCCCTGAAGGTGCCCATCAGCACCACGTTCTCGTGCCTGAGAAGATGCGGAGCCTGAAACCGGGTGACCGCGTTCTCGTGGCATGGGTGCAGAATGAGGCCGTTGTAATTGATATTGTGGTCAGCTCGTAAAGGAGGTGGGCACAATGGCCCAAAAGTTATACCAGACCTTTGAGGTGCCGGAGATCATCAACGAGGAAGAGCAGCTCGACAGGGAGTACCACCGCAGCATGAAGTGGAACCCTGAGACGGGCGATTTTGTTCGGGATGGCTCCAACCGGGTGCTGGACTGTGACGGGCGCGAAGCGTTCATGATTTGGTGCTTTAAGGTGGCCCAGACTGAGCGGTACCAGTGCCTGGCATACCCGCGCTCCATCGGCACGGAAATGGAAGCCGTGAAGGATGATGACCGGGAGGTGGCGCAGTCTATGGTGGAGCGCACCATCACCGAGGCCCTGAAGGTCAACCCTCGCACAGAATACGTCCGTAACTTCGAGTTTAGCTGGAACGGTGACGAGCTGCACTGCTCCTGCGTGGTGAAGGGCGTAAACTGGGGCGAGTTCCAAATTTCAATCTGACCGAAAGGAGATGATGCACTACGCAGCCTGAATTTAATACCCCGGACTTCATGGAAGGCACATCGGCTGATGAAATCCACCGCAGGATGATGGCCGAGTTGCCCGATGATATTGACGATATGCCAGGTGGCTTCCCCTACGATATGACGCGCCCGGCTGCTCTGGAGAAGGCTGAACTCATCGACTTCCATCTGGCCCGCGCCCTCATGATTGCCTTCCCGCAATTTGCGTGGGATGAATGGCTCGACCTCCACGGCCAGCAAATCCACCTGACCCGCCACGAGGCCGCCCATGCTACTGGCACTGTGACCGTCACCGGCTCTGCTGGTACGGTTCTGGCTGCTGGCACGGTGTTCTGTACCACGGCCACGGATGATGGCCCTTCGATTGAGTTCCAGTCGAATGAGGCCGCAACTATCCCTGAGGGCGGCAGCGTTGACATCGAGGTGACTGCTGTTGAAGCTGGCACCAACTCCAACGTGAAAGCTGATACCGTGATTCTGATGCTCAAGCCAATCAACAACATCACGGCCATTACCAACAAGGAAAGTATCACCGGCGGTACTGAGCGCGAAACCAACGATGACTTCTACGACCGCATTGCTGTGGAGTACAGCAACAGCATGACCTACCTCGGCAACGACACCGATTATAAGCGGTGGGCAAAAGAGGCTGGTGCCGGTGACTGCATCGTTGACCCTGCGTGGAAAGGCCCCGGCACTGTCCGGCTGGTGCTGGTGGATGGCAACGGCCAGCCTGCGAATAAGGAGCTGCTGGATGCGGTGTTCAACCACATCGTATCTCCTGATGACCGCACGGCCCGCCTGCTGCCCACAGGCTGCGCCGAGCTGACCTGTTCGGCGGCCACCACTGTGAAGGTGGACTACACCTGTACTGGCCTTATCTACGACAGCGAGCATACCACCGTTGAAGAGATCACCTCCCAGTTCGAGGAGCTGGTCAAGGCTCTGTATGGAGAGGCGAAGGCAAATAATGTCCTCCGCTACAACGATGTTCGCCCGCTGCTGGCTGACATCCACGGCGTGACAGACTTCTCCACCTTCCTGATGAACGGCAGCATGAATAACATCACGCTGGCGAATATCGAGTACCCTGCCACCGGCACGGTAAGTTTCAGCTAGGAGGTGCAGCAGGATGAGGGCGAAGAAAGTTGACCTCGAAAATTTTCCCACCAGCGAGAGTGCCCAGCGAATGCTGGCCTCGGTCACCCCCGGCTTCTATGACAAGTCCTATGTTGGCAAGTGGCTGTATCAGGTCATGGGTCTCGAATTTGATGAGGCCAAAAAGCTGATTGCTGAGGAGCTGCCCCTGCAATTTTTCCCCGAAACAGCAACATGGGGCCTGATGTACCACGAAATCAAGTGGGGGCTTCCTGTGCGCGATTATCTCTCCTATGAGGAGCGTAGGAAGCTCATCTACGAGAAGCGCGACCAACGCGCCCCGATGACCCCTTACCGCATAGAAACCATGCTTGGAAATGTCACCGGATTCTGGGCCAACGTATGCGACATCCACGATGGCGGAAAGTATGGCTACAAGGTGAGCCATCCCAATACGTTCATTGTGGTTTTCGTGGGCGATGGAACCCTGAACACCAAGGCCGTAAAAAGGCTGCTGGATTCTGCCAAGCAGTCCCATACGACCTATACGATGATCGACCGCATGGACACCGTGCTTGACTGCTCCACTCTGGAGCAGATGCTGTTGCGGAATATCAATATCAGAGCCGCCGTTCCGTTCTGGAGGGCGGCTCTGCTTGATGGCAGCGGTTATCTTGACGGTTCCATGCTGCTGGATTCCATGCGCGAGTATGATTTGCGGCTGGGCCTGATGTACCGTCAGGGCGAGTTCTACACCCCGCAGAGCATCGACCTGAGCAGGCTGAGGGTTTACCTCCAGTATGGAGTTTCTGAGCAGTATACCCGCCCGCAAGTGCGGCAGAGCATGGCCGTGTACTTCTGGCCTGCCCTGCGGCTCGATGGCTCTGTGCTGCTGGATGGTTCCGAGGGCCTGTTCTGGTCGCGGCAGGAATGGCCCACCAGCATCAAGTACAGACTGAGCCAGTTCGTCACCCAGAATGATGCTCTCATCCACCGGCTGAGGATTCCGCTCAGGGCTGAGCTGTCTGAATCCTATACTGGCCGGATGAAGTACGAGGGCGAAGTCCACTTTTGGACAACCCTGAAGCTGGACGGTTCCGCAAAGCTGGATGGCAGTGAGCTGCTGGATAAATCCCGGCAGCCGTGGCCTGTTGCCGCTGCTGTGGCGGCCTCCGCTCCCCGCATGGCCGAGGAGATGGAGAACGTCACTGTTATAACCCGGAAAGACCTTGCGTACATGGACGGTTCCCTCCGTCTGGATGGCACAAGGATTTTGGATTCTGAATACCACAAGGAGGCTATCTGATGGCAAAAAATGTGATTATCACCAAGACCGCCAGAAAGAAGCTGGTGCAGGCGAGAGCGGGCATCATCACCCTGCCCAAAATCGTTGGCATGGCTTTTGGTTCTGGCGGCGTTGACAGCAAGGGGGCCGTGGTTCCTCCTACTGACAACCAGACGAAGTTGACTGCTGAGATGTACCGCAAGAAGATTGACGGCTACAGTGTCCTTTCGGATACCTCTATCCGTTATGAGTGTACCCTGAGCGAGAGCGAGCTGGCTGGCAAGAGCATCAGCGAGATTGGCCTGTATGATGCTGCCAACGATTTGGTCTGCATCAAGACCTTTACCGCCAAGGGCAAGGATGATGACATCCAGATGACCTACACTCTGGACGATGTCTTCTGAGCCTGGAGGGATGCAGCATGAAAAAGTACACCGTTGACCCCAAGACCGCGGCGTATTCTGATTCTATCGAGATCACCGAAACCACCGATACGAACCACGCCGATAATATCAATCAGGCCCCGAAGCAGCTGATGGCAAACACGGCCGAAAACCACCGGCGTATTATCGCCATCGAAAACCGTAAGGTGCAGGCCGTCTACGATACAACCGATGGCGGTCTGAACTTCATCATTAAGGAGGACTAAAACATGGCAGATACCGTTATCAATTTCCCTCGTGATACCACGCTGAAGCAGCTGAACGCAATCCAGCGCGCCGCTGCTGCTGGCTGCTCTACTCCCGGCGCGGCTGACCTGTGCTACAAACATCTGGTGGCCTGCGCCACCAGCAAAGCTGAGGTGGACAGCCTGTTCGTGGAGTGGTGGAAGGCCCAGTACGATTCCACCAAGTACACCAAAGTGCAGATGCTGGAACGCTGGTTCGGCAACGTGCTGGAAGATGACCGCGTTCACGGCTGCACCGTGCCCCTGTATGCCACCAGCACCTCTGCCATTGGTGAGCTGACCGATGACAGCGTGGGCCTTGTCTGCAAGCCTGCTACTGCTTCCGACCCTGGCCGTGATGACTTCGCCCGTCTGCCTCAGTTCTGGTGTCTGGAAGTCGCAGCCGAAAAGAAAGAGGATGGCAGCCACGAAATCTTCTATGTCGAGCATATCGACGATTTGGATGATGTGCGTTCCGGCGAACATCTGTGCTGGGTGCTGCAGAAGAACACCTTCGTTCGTGAGTGGCGCGAGAATGGATACCAGCACCTCCAGATGAAGTGCCACCAGACCACCGGCTTCAAGCAGTGGCGTGAGGGCAAGGACCGTACCGGCCATGTCTACGCATATATGGCCCACCCGAAGTATTATGCTGGCAAGGTTGGCGGCAAAGCTTCCTGCGGCACCGGTTTGGCTCCCATCAACTATACCAGCCATACCTCTGGCGTAGCCCTGTGGCGCACCCGTGGCACCCAGTATTCTGGTGCTTCTGGAGCGATTGCAAAGTTCCTCGACCGCATGATGCGCCTGAAGTATGCCAAAAAGGGCAACTCCGGCACCATTGAAGGCTGCTCCTCCTATAACTTCCAGTACAAGGCAGCCGTGGCCGAAACCGGTGTGAAACGCTTTATCCTGACCACCGCGCAGGCGGCAAACCTGTTCGTAGGCAGTGCTGTTTCCATCGGTACTGATACTGACAATTCCACCGACCGCAACGTGGCCGATGTTCACGATATTGCCACGGAAATCCGCATCACGGCCATTGAGCCTGTGACCATCTCTGAGACTGAGTATGCTGCTGTCTATGTGGATGCAGCGGACACCTTCGACACCGTGAAAGACCAGACCCTGCTCAGCACCATGCCGTACTTCTCCGGCTGGAATGATGATGTGCAGGGCACTGATGGCAGCAAGTACAGTGCAACCTCTGGCAAGGAGCCGGGCCTGCTCCAGAAGATCGAATTCCAGAACGGTTCCTACCTGATTGTCAGCGATGAGATTTGGCAGTGGGGTAAGGATTCCAACGAGGACTTCACCCTCGACTGCTACGTCTGCAAGGACCAGAGCAAGGTATCTGGCACGGCTGTCACTGAGGATTATGTCAAGCAGGAGGGTCTCACCCTGACCTTCCCGAAGGACAACACCAACTGGCGTTGGCAGTATATCGAAGATACCGACTGCGGCGATGTTGAGTGGCCTACCGGTGTGAACGCATCCGGCAGCGGTGTCGGCTGTAAAGCTGGCCTCTATGTCTTTCCCGCTGCCTCTGGTCTCCGTGCCGGTTGGCTCTGGAGTTGCCTCGGTGACGGTGGCTACTGCGGCGTGGCCTGCCGCTCCTCGGACGTTTCGCTGGGTGCCGCGGTCTGGGACGGCTCTCTGGGCGCGGATGGTTTGAACGGGTAACGAGCAGGGTGAATTGTCCGGCACCGCCCGGACAAGAGGGGCCGCAAGCCCCTCTTTAGCGTAACTGTATTCTCAGGATTTTGCAAAACCCTGAAAAGGGTGCTGCGGTGTCAGGGAGCTGGCCTCAATGTCAATCCCGCTGCCTCTGGTCTCCGTGCCGGTTGGCTCTGGAGTAACCTCAATGACGGTGGCAACTGCGGCGTGGCCTGCCGCAACTCGAACAATTCGCTGGGTAACGCGAACTGGAACGGCTCTCTGGGCGTAACTGGATGCAAGGTTAGAAATGGGCGTTTCTCTTTCATTGCACCGCAGTATCCTCGCTTATGTGCGAAAATTGCCTGAAACCGGCAGCGGCTGGTACCGCAAGGGAAGGCTGCTGATAGCAACCAGATGCTTTTTATCAGAAAGGTGGAAATACCACGATATCGAAATGCAAACCCGCCGAGGTAAATGTTGAATCGGCAAAATTCAATCTGCCTGCCGTTTTCCGAGCTTTTAGCAAGGGAAAGCTGGGCAGAGCTGACTTTCGGCGTGAGCTGATAAAGACAGGTTATATCACAAAAAAGGAGCTGGCCCTCGAACGACTGGACAAGCATGGCTGTATGCCAAAGACTGCCCGCGCCATCCGCGCTTATGATGAGGAGCTGACCGCCTGCATTGTGAGGTGTGACCTGAACCTTTTGCCGATTCGCTGTTTTCAGCGAGTGGATGGTCTGACCCAAAAGCTGAGGGATATTTGCCAAGAAAGCCCCAAGCAACAGGTTATGGAGTACATCGCGGTGGAGGCTCTACATCCTCTGTTCCGTGCGAAGTTCCTGCCTGTGCAGTATGGCAGCGTTCCCGGCAGGGGGCAGGCCCTTGGCAAACGGAAGATAGAGCGCATCTTGCGAAAAAAGCTCACCGGCAAGACTGATGTTGCGAAAGGGGATGTCAAAAAGGCATACCCTTCCGTAACTGTCGAGTGCGTGATGAGGCTGCTGCGCAAGGACGTTGGCAAAAATAAGGTGCTGCTGTGGTTCGTGGCTGCCCTGATGGAGAACTATCCGGGCGGCCATCTCTGCATTGGCTCTTATCTTTCCACATGGCTCTTCAACTACGTCATGTCCTATGTTCTCCGCTACATCCTGAGCCTCGAACAGTGCCGCCGTGGGAAGTCTGACCGCTATGTCAAGGCTCTTGTCTGCTATGCGGATGACACCTCCATCTACGGCAGATTTTCACAACTTGTGAAGGTCATCAAGAAGGCTACACGATGGGCGAAAGCTACCCTCGGCCTGAATCTCAAACCCGCATGGCAAGTCTATCACATCGCATCTTTCGAAGAAGAAAAGGCCATGAAGGAACGCCGGAAAGCCGGATGCTGCCAGCGTACCGATGGCGTGGACATGATGGGCTTTGTGGTCCGTAGGACTTACACCATCATCCGAGGCCGCGTGTTCCAGCGTATCCGCAGGCAGACCTTGAGGGCGTGGGATGATGTGCAGAGGCTGGACTTTCTTCCGTGGTGGAGGGCTGCCCGCATAGCCGCCTACAAAGGTTGGGTGAAGTATTCCGATAGTGTCCGCTTCTCTGTTAAATATAGTTTTTCTAAGCTGCTGCAGCTTGCCCATGTGAGCGTAAGCCAGCACAACAGGAAGGAGATCATCAAGCATGAGCAAAGAATTTTACGAGAAGCAGCCTGCTGCTGTTGAGGTGTACCCGGTTAGCACCGGCACGGATATTATTCTGCGCCGCGATATTGCCGAGTGTACTGTGACCAACACCGTGACCGATGAGGAAGGCCAGACCTCTGAAGTGGAAACCATCGGCTTTGGCTGCGAGGAGGCCCAGCACCGCTACCGTGGCACTGTGACTGCTGAGGAAGTCACGGCGAAGTTCGACTACTGGTGGGACATTGCCACCGGCAAGACCGAGGAAGAAGCTGAGGACAATGAGGCTGAGCGCAATGATGAGCCTACGCTCATTCAGCGCGTGAACACGCTGGAAAACGCATTCATGGAGTTTGTGGAGGAAGTTCTCAATGGCTAAATTTTATTTCATGCAGATCAAGATGCACAAGATTACCCTCGATGAAGTGCCGGAGCGTTACCGGGCTGCTGTCGAGGCCCTGCTGAAGAAGCAGGAGGGCTGACGGATGAGCTGGCCAGATCTGTGCGAAAAGCTGCTCACCCTGCTGGAGGCTGCCGGCGCAGACACCTCTGAGGAACGCGGCGAGTTTGCTGTTCTGGTAGCTGGATGCAGTGCGCATGGCTGCCCTCTGGCCAGCGAGAACAGGAGATGATTATTTGGACATCGTAACCTTCCAGCGCGGCGACAAGACTGCGCTGACGAAGAATTTTTCTCTCTATGAGTTCCAGTGCCCGTGTGGATGCACGGCGCAGATGATCGACAGGGAGCTTGTGGAGAAGATGCAGGCCCTTCGTGACAAGCTTGGCAAAAAGGTCAAGGTCACCTCTGGGTACCGCTGCGTGAAGCACAATGCTGACCCAAAGGTCGGCGGCAGCAAGCAGAGCCGCCATCTGTATGGCATCGCGGCTGACTGGAGAACCGACAACCGTTCCGTCAACCCGGTAGCTCTGGGCATTCTGGCCCAGAAAGCAGGGTTCGGCGGTATTGGTATCTACTGGCACAGCAAGGCGGCCATCGTCCACACCGACACACGCGGCGGCAAGGCCACATGGCTCTGCACCACGCCCGGTGTGTACCCTTCGACCTCGTATAATGCCTTCATCCTGCCTACCATCAAGCAGGGATGCTCTGGAGCTGCAAACCGCAGTGCGACCATCATGCTCCAGAAGCTGTTGAAGGTGAAGGCTGACGGGAGCTTCGGCCCTGGCACTACTGCGGCCCTGATGGATGCCCAGCGCAAGCACGGCCTTGTTGCTGATGGTATCTGCGGCCCCAAGAGCTGGACTGCCCTTTCGGGGGCAGACAAATTCCTTTGATGGGAGGTGATTCCAATGTGGCAATTCATCCTCGAATACTGGGCAGAGTGGGCCTTCGGCCTGCTGGGAGCCGCGTTTATTGCGGTGGTGGTGAAGTACAAGGCCATGAAAGAGGGCCTGCTCGCCATCCTGCATGACCGCATTTATCAGGCCTGCCACTTCTATTTGCAGCAGGGGTATATTGATACCCCCGGCCTGAAAAATATCGAATACCTCTACCGCAGTTATCACACGTTGGGTGGCAACGGAACTGGAACGGAATTGTATAACCGCTGCAAGGCCCTGCCCATCCGTGACACCGATGTATGGATTCAGAAAGGAAAGAACACTATGAAGAACAAAATTTCTGCTGGTACTATTGCTCGCACTGCTGCCCTGCTGCTGGCCCTGACCAATCAGGTGCTGTCTGCCCTCGGCAATCCCATCCTGCCCATCGACAGTGAGCAGCTGGAGCAGCTCATCACCGCAGGCTTCACCACCGTGTCTGCCATCATCAACTGGTGGTACAACCAGAGCTTTACTCAGGCTGCTATCGAGGCCGATAAGACCTACGATAAGCTCACCAAGTCCTTCCACTGATGTTTTCGTGGAGCCGCGCAGACATACCTTTTTCGTGAGGTGACGAAAATGGTCTGGGCCTGAGGTGCTTACATTTTGTAAACACCAGCAAAATGCCCCTTTTGGGGAACGAGTTCGACCTAAGAGGCCCAAAAAGTCGAACTTAAGCCCTGAATCTGCACAAAAACGGCCATTTTCGAGCATTAAGCCAGCTAAAAAGCTGCGTTATTGCAATTCAGCCCATTTTCTGGTAAGATGTTCTTACTTGAAAGGCTGCGAGCCTTTGTAGAGAGTGGGCGGCCCTGTGGGGCTGCTCATTCTTGATTTTTCATTTGGCTGCTGCGGCGGCAGGGTCTTCCTCTCATCCATACCCGGTTTGAGACGAAAGGCCCCTATATTAGACGAAAATCCCCCTGCTGATACCGAAGCCTCACGTTCCACGCGAGGTCTATGTAGGTACAGCGGGGGGATTTTTTATTTTGCCTGCTCTTCCGGCGCGTTCGGCTCATAGTCGTTCTGGAACGCCTTGCCGGTGCTGGTCACTGTCTGGACTGTGCAGCCCATCAGTGACACGATTTTCAGATAGTCCGTATAGGTGAATGTGCCCCGGCAGAGCCTGTTGCTGAAGCTGTGGGGGGTGCAGCCCATACCGGCGGCGAGTTCCCGGACGGTGGTTCCCGTTTCGGCCATGAGCTGCTTGATAACTTTTGATGCTGACATTTTACGGCCTCCCTTCCACATCCTATTATACATGGTTTTATCCCGTTTGGCAATATGAAATCCTCAAAAAAGAGTATCTTTTCTATTGACAATATACCCTCATCGTGGTATTATATCCTCAGAACAAGGGATGTAAACGAGAATTGATGTACTTTAGGAGGTACTTACCATGATGAAGCGTTTTGAAGTCGGCCACACTTATTACGACCAGTATGCTTGTGACCATGAGACCTTGAGCGTTATCAAAATCGTCAAGCGCACCCCGAAGATGGTTGTCTTTGAGCGCAATGGTAACACCCGCCGCGCTAAGCTGTATGAGGACAGCAACGGCGAGTACATTATTCCCGACCACTACTCTATGGCCTGCGTCTACCGCGCAGAGCGTGAGCTGGTCGATGGCGAGCCTGCCACCGAAGAGCACATCATCACCGCCGATGTGCCTGAGGCTTGCAGCGACATGGACGCTGCCGATACTGCTGCTGATGCAGAGCAGTCTGATGCTGATAACTCCATCCGCTTCCCGGCTCCTGCCGCTGAGCAGCCTGCACAGGCCCCGGCTGCTGGCTATGCTGTGGCCGATGCTCTTGTTCGCTACACTGTCCGTCAGGCCGCCGGTGTGCTGTTTGGCGGCTGTGAGCTGAGGGCGAAAGAGCTCGACTTCCTGATGGCGTTGACTGACCGCGCCGGAAGGGTGGTCAAGTGATGGCCCTGCGCCACACCTGTTGATGCGCCGCCGGCAGGCGGCATAATAATAAGATGCCCTGAAGGGCTGGAGGAACGAACGATGAAAACTTTTGATGTGCTGCACGAAGGCGATAAGGTCTGGAACGAGGAGGACGGCACCATGTCCGTGATGTTCTGTGACTTCTACGGCGATGGCAAGAAGATCATGTGCCTCGCTGATGACCGCAGCGTTTACCCGGCCAGCCAGTTTTACCCTGCCGACTGGGAGATACTGGAGAACAAGGAGGGCTGAAAGATGAAGTACGAGAACATGAGCATCGAGGAGTTTGTGCAGGACACGCACACATTCCGCGTGGGCGATAAGGTGGGCACCACCTCTGTGCGCAAGTCTGATGCCCCAGCGTATGCTGCCTATGTGAAGGCCCACAAGCCTGAGATTCTGGCCTTCCTGCTGGGGAAGGAAGAAGCCCAGAAGAAGGCAGCCGCAGACCGGCAGGCAAAGATTGATGTCATCGAAGGTCTGAAGGAGCTGGAGGCTGCAAGCGAAGCTCTGCTGAACTACCGGGAAGCGTTCAGCCGGGCCATCGAGAATGACGACCCCATCTTTCCGAGCAAGCCTTCTGTCACTCCTGAGGACATCGAGGCCATGCGCAAGAAATATCCCCGTGCTGCTGCATACCGTGAAGCTGAGGCCAGATCTCTTTCCAGCCACTATGTGCAAGCCAGCGCGTACAAGAAGGCTCTGGAGCGCATCATCAATGGTGAGGACTATGAGAAGGCCCTTGCTGATGCAGAATCTGAGTGGAAGGCATATCTCACTGAACACATTTGGGATTGAGCAAGAAAAAATAGGAGCCGGGAAGCTGCTGGAAGGCAGCCGCCCGGCTCTTTTCTT